GCAATCACCGCAACCGGCGGCCAGCCCGCCAGGGCTGTCGACATCCAGCACGATCGAACGCACCAGCGGGCTGGCAGCGGCAAGTTTCAGATCGCGGGCAATTTCCTCGTAGGACCATGCCCACCAGCTGAAGGACCGCATCAGCGGGCCATAGACCGGGATGATCGCCACGCCATCGACCACCCGCGCGAAATCCGACCCTTCCAGCCAGTCGCCGTCGATCAAGGCCTTCGCCTGGTCATCCCCGAACCTTTGCGCGCGCAGCTGCAACGCATGGGCAGATACCACATCGTCGCGGCGCAGGGCCCAGACCCGGGCCGAACGGTCAACCAGCATCGGGCGTCTCCTTGTCAGTGTCGGGGTCAGGCTCTTCTGCGGGCGGTGGCTCGGCCGGCGAAGAGGGTGCCGCCGATCTGCGCGAAGCCTCGCGCTCGTCCGTTCCGTCCATTTTCCTGCGGTTGCGGACCGTGCGATAATCCACCCCGAACCGCTCTGCCGCGATCCGGGTCAGGCTGGTCACGCCCATTTCCAGATATTTCTCGTCGGCGGTGGCATCCTTGACCGGGTCGATGGTCGGCCGCGCAGGCCCCATCCACACAGCCCCCAGCCAAGCCTGCCGGCGCAAGGGATCGGTCAGCAGGCCCGGCGCCTTCAGCAAGCCACGGGCCACGGCTTCGGTGATCACATCCTCATAGACCGGGGCGCAGAACTGGGTGACATGCAGTTCGCGATCCGCCCGCATGAACAGCCAGGCCATTTCCATCGCGGCTTTGCTGGCCGAGTAGCTGGCCTGAAACTGCTTCACCAGCAGCTCTTGCGGCAGATCGGTGCCTGCCCCGACCTCGCGGGCGATCGCGTCGATGAAGGGGGCGAACTGGGGGTTCGGTCGGCCGGGCGCGAAAGACTGGATCTTCTCCCCTGGCAGCAGGTCATAGACAAGGCCAGCTTCTTCCAGGTTGATCTCGGCCCGGTCTGCTGTTGCCTTGCCGGTGCTGCTGGTCAGCCTGGCCAGTGCCTCGGACAGATCCCCCTCTTCCGACTCCATCCCGATCGCGAAACAGGCCGAGACGACTGCCGCCATCAGCTCGGCATCAGTATAGCGCGAACGCTGCTTCAGCGCCTCGATCACCGGGGCCAGCATCGGCGCATAGCGCGTCATGTCCGGCCGATCGCGCGGCCCGTGGATATGCAGCACCAGCTTTCGCCCTGTGGCGTCATAGGCCGGAACCCGCGTCCATGTGGTCGACCCGCCCCGATGGCGATCCAGTGCATGCCGATCGGCGAAGTGATAGGCGACGGGGGCACCGTCAGCGTCCATCTCGACCCCGCCGGCCAGCGTTTCGCTGTCGGAAGCCCAGTTCGGATTGGACAGGCGATCAGCCTCGATCACCTGCAGCGCGGTGGCCAGCAGCCGCCCCTTGCGCCGCTTGAACCGGCGCACCACGAACACATCACCCGATTGCAGGCGGCTGCGATAGACCAGGTCCTCGAGTTCGGCAAAGGTCTGATGGCGCGTGATGTCGCAATCGCTCGACCACGCCCAATCGGTCCAGATGTCCAGCGCCTCGGCTTCCCAGGCTTCGGCCTGCTCCGGGGTCAGGCGCAGGCGCTTGGCGTCAATTTCGGGGCGCAAGACATGACCCATGCCAACGACATGCGCGACCTTCGTGGTGACGGCGCTGCGCGCCATCGGATCGTTGCGCACCAGATCACGAGACCGGGCGCGCAGGATATCCAGATCGGGCAGAACGTCATAATCGGCGCTCGCCCCCGCACGGGCATTCCATCCCTTGGTCGCGTTCCGGTCCCGCCGTGCCGCAGAATAGCCCGAGGCGGCGGACAGCAGATAGCGTGCCGCCCCCCGCATGATCGCCCGCTGGGGCTGGAAATACCCGATGACGCGATCCAGCGCATTCAGGCGCAGCGGCATCCGGCTCATCGGGGCACCGCGGCGCGGAATGCGGCGCCACCCTGCTGGCGGCGCAGCTTGGCCATCAACCGGCTTTCCTCGGCCGTCAGGCGCCCGAGATCCAGCTTGGTGACCTTCTGGCCCTCGATTTCGTAGCTTTGCATCCCGCCGGACAAAAGGGCGGTGATCGCCGCCTGCACCAGGGCAAGCCGCGCGGCATAGTCGATCATCTGGGCTTACCTCACTCGGCCGCGAACGCGGCGGCCCCGCTGTTGCCCCGACTCCGGGGCGGTTTGTCCTGGCACTGCCTCGACGGCCGGGGCGGCAATGGCGATGGTGAACAGATCGCCTTGCGGATCATCGGGCACGACATTGCCGAACCGTTCCGCACGCAGCTCGGCCCATTGCTCGGGCTTCAGGCGGTCCAGTCGCAGGTGATAGGCCATCGCCCGCGCATAGCAGGCGATATCCAGCGCCTCGTTCGGCCGGTTCGACAGCTTTTCCCAACGCCGGACCATCTGGCCAGATTTCGTCTCGACCTGTGCCAGATGCTCGGACGTCAGCTGCTCGGCATAGGCAAGGTCCACATCGCCCGGCAAGATCATGGCCCCTGCCGCCCATGGCCCCACATCCTCACTGGCGTCCTTCTTGGCGGCGGCTCTTGCCTCAGCGTGGTGAATGGCCTTGCGGATCGACGAATACAGATCAGATTTCAGCGGGAACGTGCCCACAGGCCAAAGAACCGCACCTTTCGGGATCCGCTTGCCGTTCCACTTCACATCCACCTTGCGCGGCGTGCCGATGAACGGCTCGGTCCGGCCATCGCGCCCGTCGATCGCAAACACCCCGGGACGGCCCCGGGTGTAGGTATAGACCGCGTGGCTGGCATAGCCCGAGTCGATGGCCCAGGCATCCACACCGATCTCGCCGCCTGCGCCAAGCCGATATCGCCGCCCTTCCATCATGCGCGTATGGGCCACCCATGTCGCAGCATCATAGGGGTCGCCCTCGATCACCCCCCAATCGACCAGCCAGCGGGTCATCCCTTCGGACCAGCCCCAGACCGCCCATTCCAGGCGGTTGCCCTGCACGTCCGTCGCGCCGGTCAGAACCACCGGGCCGTTGGGCAACTCACCCTTGCGGAACTCGACCACCCGGGCCTTGTGCAGCTTCTCGGCATCTGGCGCGTCGCCCTTGTCTTCCCAGGCATCGCCCAACACCTGCTGGGAAAACACCTTCATCCGCTCATGGCCCTTGGCCTTGGCATCCAGGTATTCCGCCACAATGGCATCCCAGCCCGAGAACAGCGAATAGGCCCGCCAGATGTGAAAGCCGCGCACCCGGCTTGGCACGTCCCGCGCTTGCCAGCGCGGCAGGTCTTCCGGCTCGATCACATCACCCGGCGCCTCATCGCCCGCGGTGGCGATCCACACCCCGGCCTGCATCATGGCGTATTTGTCCAGATGCTCGATCACGCAGCCATTGGCGGCGCATTCGAAATAGGCCCGATGCGGCCAGCTCTCGCTGACCCATTTCAGCTTGTCGAACCTCAGCACCTGATAGGCGCCGCAATGCGGGCAAGGAACATAGCGCCGGCGCTTGTCGCTGCGCTCATAGTCCGCCGTGATGCGGCAGCTTCCCAGGATCGCCGGCGTAGACACCCACAGGCGCTTGCGGTCGCGCTCGTAAATCTCGGTCCGCGCCTTGAGCTGGGTCACCGGATCGCCGCGTTCCCCGGCCTCGGCCGGCCATTCGCTGACCTCATCCCCGATCGTGTAGCGGGCCGACAGCATCTGCAGGCCCTTCGATGACCCGGCAAATGTGATCTGTGCAAAGCCACCCCGAAACCGCTTGTAGCTCGCCGTGCTGCCCCGTTCGGTCCGGCTGGTCATTTCCAGCACCCGGCTGCGCAGGGTGGGCGACTCGTCGATGGTCGGCTGCAGCTTGGTGCGAACGTATTTCGTCGCCTCATCGTGGCTCGGCAGAACGATCATCACCGGCCCGGGGTCCTGCTCGACCACATAGCCGAAGAAATTGATCCCGACCTCTGACCCGCCCACCTGGGCGGATTTGACGAAGACGATATCCTCGGCCGGATCGTCTGGCCCCAGCGCCTCCATGATCTCGACCAGGTGCGGCGCCCGCTCGTGCTTCCACGCCCCGGTGTGCCGCGCCCCGCTCTCGGCCGAGATGATCCGGCGCGCCGCTGCCCATTCCGGCACCGTCATCCGCTTCGGCGGCCGGATCGCGTCGGCCAGGGCCTGGAACACCACGGACCGCGCCGGGTGACACAGGTCCAGCGCCTCAAGCCGCATCGCTGTCCTCTTCCGGCGGCGGCGCCATGGCCAGGATCAGCGCCCTCGCGCCTTGCTCCAGCAGCTGGCGCATCAGATCGTCCAGCGCCTTCTCCATGGCCCGCGGATCGTCGATCCTGGACAGCGCCTCGGCCCTGTCCTTCGCCAGCTCGGCGGCCTTGCGCTTCAGCACCTCACCGGCTTGCGCGATCTGGGCTTCCACATCGCTGCGCACCAGCGTCTGTTTCAACCGCTCGGCCAGGTCCAGTTCGGCGGTGATCGCCTTGGCGGCTTCACCTCGGGCCCGGTGATCGTTCACGGCCGCAGCCGCACCGCCACCGGACTGGCCGCGCCCGGCCTGACCAGAAGCCCCCCGGGCACTCGCCCCCCTGGTCTGGAGCTTCGGGTTGGCCACCGCGTCGCGATGCTCGCGCAGCTCGGCCACGTCGACCAGACCGTCGTCGCCTAAGAGTGCCGGATGCTTCTGGATCCACCGCGTCAAAGTGGATTTGTCGATGCTCAGCACCCGCGCGGCTTCCGCACGGCTCATCCGGTCCATCTGGCCTGTATCACCTCAATTGTTGCGCAACCGTTGCATCGGGTTGCGGGAGTTGCACCCTTGCAAAACCTGCCAACAGCAAAACCAAAACGCCTCGCGCGCCGTGTCGGCCCCAAGGCTGGGAAGGACCCGCTTTGCTGGCAGGATGTCGATTGAAGGGCTGAAATGCCGAGCGCCCGCGAGGCGGTGGCCTCCGGGCGCTCTGGTGGATCATAGGGATAGAGCTACATCCGGCGGAGGTAAGCCGTCAAGCCCCTATCTGTGGTCGCGCCATCCGGTCGAGCGCCGCGCCAAGGGCGGCCTGCGCCCGCGATCGGACCTCGCCATAGGCCGACCACCCGTGCCGCACCAGCACATCCGATACCGTCAGCCCGTGCAGGCAGACCGACTGCACCAGCACCAGTGCGCCAATCCCGGTGCGCCCGGCCTTGCCCTGGCGGCGCACCGCAAGCGCAAGGCCATTGCCCACAGCACGCTCCATCGCGGCGATCCGGCGTCCCTCGTCAATGATCAGGTCCATGACGCCATCCCCGGCCGATGCGCCGCCCCGCCCTGCCGTTTCGATCGAGCGCCCCTTGAGCCCAACGGCCGAATGCCGCTCGACCAGCACGGCATAGGTGCGGGCGGTGGCCACCTGCGCCGGGGTAAAGGGATCGTGCCCCCCTGCCCGGCGCGCCTGGTCTGCCATGCGATCCCACACATCGGCGGCCCGGGCCGCATCGCGCCCGGCAAAGCCGACATGCTGGGCCTCATAGCCATCGGCGGTCCTGACCATCTCGAAGGGGGAGACCGACAACAGGCGGCCACGGGCGGGGGCCAGCGGGATTTCCGGCCCGCAGCTGTCGGGCGCGGCCGATGCGGCCTTGATCGCGCCCAGCCTCTGCCCCTCGCCTTCGGGCGGCAGGCCAAGCCCCAGCGCCTTCGACAGGGACCGCAGCGCCGCCCGGCGCAGCATCAGCAGCCGCTGCACGGTATCCCCAAGCTCATTCTCAAGCGCGATATCCATATCTTGTGGTTCCTTTCATTTCCATTTCAACATCTGGCTTTCGCCAGTTTCAGTCAGGGAAGATAGGGAGGAAGTCAGACAGTGCAGGGAAGATGATGGGCGGTGCCAATGCCAGGCATAATGCTGCAATATCAGAATGTTACGCATTGAATGGGGAAGTGGGGGAAGTCAGGGAGGAACTTTCCCATAACGCAAGGAAGCAATACCCTTTCCACCCCAGACCCCTTGCAAGGATGATCCCATACGTTACGCGCAACATGCTCCCCAACTTCCCCCACTTCCCCAAATTCGCGGTAACCCGTTCTGGCATCAGACAAATCAACCCCGACCCCCATTCGCCCGCATCCTCCCCAACCTGTCGAACTTCCTCCCCATGTTCCCTGACAACAGCGGGGTGCGGGGCGCGGGGACGTCACACAAGGCCGTCGCTCGACCCGCCGGCCAATGGGCGGCCTTCATGATCACGTGGCGCCAGGCGGTATCGGGGGCCGAACTGATCGTCGAACCTGATCCCGGTGTAGATGATCACGCCCTGGGTTTTCAGCGGCTGGAAGCCCCGGCCGTCCCGCGGGCTGATCCATCGCTTGGCCTTGGCCTTGATCCGCATGCTGACCGTGCGTTCGGTCCATCGACCCTCGCCGCGCCCTTCCAGCCACCAATTGAAGGCCCGGGCGAGGTCCAGCGAAGGGATGCGGTCGCGATCATCGCCCGTGCAATGGCAGCACGATGCAATGAAGGCGCCCACCGGGTCGCTGTCCTCGCGGTATTCCTGTGTGGCCATCCGCACCGTGTCGGGTTCCTGCAGGCCGTTCTCGAGGAAATCCAGCGCCCCATCGACCAGCCATTGCAAGATGCCATCGCGCTCTTCCAGCAGCTTTTCGATCAGGTCCGGGTCGCGCTCGGCCTCGGGGATCTGCACATCCCAGGGCACCAGTTTCATCCGGCGCCAGATGCCATCGTCAGATGACCGGATCTCGGGCTTGTGGTTGCCCGACATGGTCAGCTTGAAATAGGGATAGAGGCGAAAGAACTCGCCATAGTTGGGCCGAACCATGATCGGCTCGCCCGAGGTGACGGCCTTGATCAGGGCATCTTGCAGCAGCTCGCCCTCGCGCGGTTCACTGGCGCGGGCAAGGCGCGCACCGACCAGATAGACCAGATCGGGCGTGGCCTTGCTGCCATCGGCCTGCCCCTTCCCTGTCAGCGTCTCGATGCGGATCTCTGCGGCATAATCGCCCAGGATCTTGGCAATCGTCTCGATCAGCACCGACTTGCCATTCGCACCTGCGCCATAGTTGAACAGCAGCGCCTGGATCGGCACCCCAAGCATCGACAGGCCGAACCACCGTTGCAGGAAGCCACGCATTTCGCGCGCCGGCTGCACCCTGTTGAAGAAGGCGTGAAACCTGTCCGCCCTGGCATCCGGGCGCCAGTCGGCCTCGACCCGGCGCGATTGCAGATAGGCCCGGTCATGCGGCACCAGCTGGACCGAGGCGACCTTGCCCATGCCGGAATCGGGGTCGCTGACCACCTGAAATCGCAACACCCCGGATCGCGTGTTGACCAGCATGGGATCAGCGTCCATCTGGTCGTGCAGGCAGCTGATATGGGGCGCGGCCTCCTTGAGTGCCGCGTCGATCCGGCCAGAGTTTCCGGCCGTGCGGGCGAAGTTCCGATGGGCCTTGCGCCGCTCGCCCCGGCTTTTCTCGATATCGGCGATGGCCTTCAGCTTCTTGTCGATCGCCTCGATCTCGGCCTCGGCCTCCGAGGTCGGCTTGCCATCGTCACCCCGAACCTCGCGCAGTTCCCGGCGCCGGTCCTGCAGGCCAGCCTTGCTGTCAATGGCGGCCTGTTGCCAGGTCTCGATCGGAAGAAAGGGTATCTCGGCCGCAATCAGCGCCCCGAGCTTCTGCGCCCTTGCGCGAACGACCAGCCCGTTGCGATCCAGCGCGAAATGCGTTCCGGTCCACAGATGCCAGCCCATCCCGGGCACATATCGCGCATCTGCCCCGAAGTGCCGCATGAACCGCTGCCCGTTGCCGAAATCGTTCAACGGCTCGCCCGCGCAGGCGCTCAGGACCTCGGGATCCAGATCAGACGGGGGGTGCGGGGCATCTGGCCCGAGATCGGCATCCTCATCCCCCAGCGCCAAGTCCTGATCTTCGTCAGGCAAAGCCCCCAGCCCTTCGGGCATCTCGACATCCTCGGCCTGCTCCAGCGTCCGGCGCACCCGATCCAGATCGTCGCTCATATGCCTGCCTCTTTCGTGGCGCGCTCCAGGGCGCGCAGATCGCACTCATAGAACCCGGCCCAAGGGCCGGGCGTTGATGTATCGGTGCCGAACGGGCGGTTCGGCTTGCGCGACCACAGCGCGCGGTATCGGCGGGTCCAGACCGGCAGATCGGCGATGGCGATCACCATGGACCAGTCGGCCTTGCGCAGCTCGGCCTTACCGGCCGCGCGGTCGAGGGTGACGGTCAGGCCCATGCAAACACGCCGCACAGCGCCCGATCTGCCTGGGGTCAGCAGTCATGGATCACATCGCCTGGCCGGGTCATGCCAGCAGGCTCCCCGCCACTGCAGGTCGGCGCCGAACCGGCTTCACTTGCGGTTTCCCGGGGTTTTTCAGGTTTCGCTCGCGGCAGCTCTGCAAGGCAAAGCGTGGCCGCAGGTTGTCCGTTGATCAGGTCGATCGCCGTTGCAAGCCCGACCAGCAGACCGGCCTTGCGGCTGTCCTCCTGGTCATCATCCGCCTCGACCGCCGCAGCGGCCGTCATGATGACCCACAGCCGCTCGACGATCGGCGCGCGATAGACCAGATCGACTTCGGGCTCAGCCTTGGCTGTCATCGCTCACATCCTCCATCAACAGATCGTTGAGATCGCGGCCCGCCGGGCAGGCGACGATCTGCGCTGTCAGGCCGGGCACCCGGGCCATCGCGCGGCGGGCGCCCGACAGCAGTTTCGCCCGCGTCTCGCGCGGGTCGCTGTCGCCATCCTCGATCAGGATCAGCCGGCGCACATTCAGCGGCGGCACAAAGGCATCCCGATCGGACAGATCGGGCAGGCCCGCATATTTCAGCCCCTTGCCGGTCTGGCGGCGGCCCGAGATATTCCCCAGATCGACCCCGGCCCAGAACGCCGCCTGCGCCCAGACACCGGCGATCAGCGCGGTCAGCGTGGTTTCGATCCCCTCGCCCATGACCAGCGTATCCCAGGGCCCGGCGGGCGTGTGCAGCCGGATCGCCCCGCCGCGCTTGGACCCCAGCAGCTTCTTGCGCACGCAAGGCGCGCCGGTCTCGGGATCGGGGATGCGGATCTTGCCCTGCGGTGCAGCCGGGTCGAACCAGGTGCGATGCGTGCCGATCCCCTGCCCGTTCGGCGCCTGCACCACGGCCAGCATGGCGGGGCCCTTGTGGATTTCGCGCCAGCCGCGATCGGCCCGGACCATATAGGGCAGGTTCGGATGATAGCGCAGGCAGGCGGGCAGATCGGGCAGCAGCGCATCGGTGATCCCGCGCGCGGCCAGATAGGGGCGGATGCCGGCACGATCGGCCGTCTTTGCCGACCGCCACAGCTGGCGCGCCTCATCGATCGCGCGGTCGCGCTCGCGTTTTGCCCGCGCCTCGTTCGCCTTGCGGTTCTCGTCCGAGATGCGCGCGCGCTCTCGGCGCTCTTCCTCGGGGATTTCCTCGGGCGGGCCGCACAGCCAGTCAAGCGCCTGCGGCAACGTCATGTCGCGCATCCAGCGCACCAGGCTGATCACATCGCCCTTGCCCTCGCAGCGGCGGCAATTGAACAGGCCCAGCCGCCCGTTGATTGAAAAGCGATCGTTGCCCCCGCATCTGGGGCACGGGCCGACCGATTCCACGCCGGGGCGCGGCGGCCAGGGACGCAGGCCGGTGATGTGCAGCTGGTCGGCAATGGCGCCGATGTCCATGCGCTTGGCCTCGTCCAGCCGGTGATCCTGGGCATAGGTCACGATGGAAGCCCCCCGGCATAGACATGGACCGGCACATTGCGCCCCAGCGCCCATTGCACCTGACGCCAGATCAGCGGGCAGCGGTGCCAGCCGTCGATGTCGGGCACCACGATCTGACCGGCGGCGAACAGGATGGGCCGGGCCCATTCCTCCCAGCCGCGCCGATCAGACGGTGCGGGGGCATCCGGCACCAGGTGCGAGGCCTCGCACATCGCGCCCAGCATCAGGCTGGGGCAGACGGCGGTGACGCCCGACATGCGCAGCCGCATCACCTCGCGCCCGGTCAGCAGGCTCAGGCGCACGGACAGATCGGGGCGCCAGCCGCGCCGGTCATGAACCGCCTCGATATAGGGGGCGGCGACAAAGGCCAGCCGCCCGCCGTTCCCATGCGCGACCCGCGCCGGACTGGACCCGACGCGCACCAGCGCGGAATACTGGCCCCGCGGTGCCAGCACGGGCCGCCAGTCCGGGGCTGTCGTCATATGCCCCATCAGGCCACCTTGGTCCGATGCAGCGCAACCCGGCGGCGCAGCAGGTTCTGGAACCGGACCTGCCCGTCCATGGTCATCTGCCCGCGATCATCGCGGATCACGGCGGTCAGCGCCTTGTAGCGATCGACCACGGCCTTGCTGTCGCAACCAAGGTCAGCCGCGACGATGGCCGGGGTGGACCCGCGCGCAAAGGCTTCGACCATGTCGAGATCCATCTCGATATCCCAGCCCTTCGCCATCGGCAGGCGGTCGAGGTGGCGCCAGATGTCGCGGTCCAGCCCGCGCAGATCGGCCGCAGGATCAACCGCAGGCGCTGGCGGGGCCCCTGCGGCAACTGCCTTGTCGACGACTGCGGCCGCAGCCTCGGCCACATGGACAAAGGGCGCGGCCGGCGGCTCGGGCGCCTTATGCCGTGCCTTGCCATCGCTGCCGATCTGGGCGGTCAGGAACAGGCTGATCACCTGAACCCGGCGGTTCAGCGCCTGGGCGATCTCCCCGCGCGGCACCCCGTCCCGGTCCATGCGCAAAATCTCGGCCCGCTCTTCCTCCGACAGGGGGCCGGTGACCAGCTCATCGGGTTGGGCGGCAGGCGGGGCCTTGGGAGCATCCGGCGGCGGCACGACAGCTGAGGGCACGGCGGGTTGCGACGGGATCGGCGCCTCGGCCAGCACATCCACGGCCCCGACCGGCACTGAATCGCCATGGGGCATCGAGACCTGCACCGGCTCTAGCAGCACCGGATCAGGCAGCGGCGCAGGCACACCAGCCGACAGGATCGGCGCCACACGGATCACGGTTTCCTCGCAGGTCAGGCAGATTTCGGGCTCCAGCCCGCCTTCGGCCATCACATCGGTCGCGGTCCCGATCGTGCGCAGGTGACCTTGCAACGTGCTGAGGTCGTCGCGGGACATCTTGGTCAAATCCATTTGAGCCTCCGGGCTGGGGATAGGGGATGCCCCGGCGATCATGCCGGGGCGACGTCCTGGGACAGACGACAGCGGCACCCGGCCGCCAGCGGATCGCGGCCAGACGCGGCCGGGATGGGGTCGAGCGCGGAAGGTCGATGCATTCCATTCAGCAGCGGCCGCGCGCGGCCCTGTTCCGTGGGGGATATTCTGCAGCGCGCAGAACCTGCGCACCCAAACCGACGCCATTTCCCGTCGCAGCTTTTGCTTGCCGCGCTCGGGTGGGCTGGCCCAGCGATCCCTACATGAGCCACCCACGAACAAGCGTGGGCCTTCGGGAAGGCCAGACCACCGGAACGCCCCAAAAAGCCCCCGAGGCGCGCGCCCCGGGGGAAGTTCAACAGGGAGGTGCCGGGGCGGTGCTGCTGACGAGGGATCGCAGCCGCGCCCGCCCCGGCCTCCGGCGCCTGTCCGCGCGCCGAAGAGGTGCGGGGGGCAGGCGCGCCCCCCGCCAGGTTGGCCGCCCCTTGAGTGGTGGCAATGACGGCGGCCGTGGTGTTCGGGAAAAGCCCCCCGGCCACCATGGGCCGGGGGTAGGTATGACCCGCGCGAGCAGTCACAGCGCAGGCCGAGGCTTTCATTGCGGGCCTCATTGCGCACCGCCGAATTCGTCTGGCCAGGCGCGCACGGCCATCATCACCTTGTCGCCGGTGGGGCAGCTGAACCCGTCCCACCAGTTGCAGGCGGTCTGGAAGGTGACATCGAACATAACCGCACAGGCCTCGCGGCTGGGGCAGCGGCGGCGCATCAGCTCGGCCCAGAAGACCGTCGCCTGATGGCGCGTGACCACGGGCGCCACCGTGACCCGCCGCGCGGCACCGCGCCCCCTGCCCCGGTCAAATCCGTTGGTATGGGACATTTGACCATGGGATGGCACAGTCTGGGCGCAGGCCGTCGAGTCGCGGCGGGCAAATTGGGTCATGACGATACCGGAGGATGAAGGATGAACAGGAACGATCTCGCGGCAGAAATCGACGATCTCAAAGCGCAGATAGCCAAGCTCAACGCGGACCACGACGCCACCCGCCGGGCCTTGTGGCTGGCGATGAAGCAGCTTGCCGCCGCCGACCCGGCATGGCGCGCGGCGGCAGTCCGGGCCCTGACCAAGGACATCGCGGAAGCGGAAGCGCTGGTAGATGACGGCATCCTGGACGAGCCAGACGTTGCAGCCGCGCGAGACCTGCTTGCCCAGTTCAAAACGGACGTGTGATGGCTCACCGCCATTTGTCCACCGCCCGCTTCTCCAGATCTTCGGCTCTGGATCCAAAATCCGCGTCGAGATAGGGGTTCTGTGCCGCGATCTTCGCCCCCAGCTCGTGCTGGTGCAGACCAAGCGCCTCGCCAAAGGCGTTGATCATCCGCTCGCAGGTCAGCTTTTCCTCGGGTGTAGCGGCGGCGCGCAGCCGGTCCCACCAATCGTTGCGGCGAGAATAGATCGTGCGGATTTTCCATGTGCCGATCGAGACATAGGCCATCTTGCGGCAGGCCTCGACCGGCCACGGGTGCCGCGGATCATCCGACTCAGGCCGTTGTACCCGATGCGTGCCGGTCAACGTGTTGATTTCGAGGGAGGTCGAAGGCGATGACATCAGGCAACGTCCTTTTCGGTGGGGTCCAACAGATCGTCGGCGGTGATGATCTGGCCGCGCATACGAGCGGCAGCGATGATCTGCCGATATCTGCGCCGCGGAATCCCGCGTTGGTTCCAGGCCGAGACCGTCGGATACGGAAGCCCGAGGTCCAGGGCGAGCGCCGCCATGCTTGGCCATATGGTGAGCAACTTCTGCATAGCGCATATCTATGCGTTACGCATTTTTACCTGTCAATGCCTTTTGCATAGCAAAAACGGATAGCAACCAACCATGGAGACACCTGCCACCCGCCTGCGCCAGGCCCGCGAAAAAGCCGGATACGAAACCCCCACCGCCGCCGCAGCGGCGTTCGGATGGGCATACCCCACCTATGCCGCCCACGAGAATGGGAGTCGCGGCATCCGCCCCGACGCAATACTCCGCTATGCCAAGGCATTCCGGGTCAGCGCCGCCTGGCTGCTTGACGGCAGCGACACCGGCAAACCGCCCCAGCAGCCCAGACCGCAGGGCTTTGCCGAACCCGGCGTCGCCCCTTTCGCGCCAGCCAGCACCCGCGCGGCAAAGTCTATGGAGGCGGTCATTCAGGCCCTCGCCCCTTCGGCGCACCAACCGCAGGTGATGATCGCGCAGAGGGATCATCTTGCCTACGCGATCCTGGCTGGCGATCTGGTGGTGATCGCCGCACCATCTGGTGCCGGCACCGGCGAGGTCGTGGTGGTGACGCTGGCCGACGAACAGTCAGGCGCCTCTGTCACATTGCTGCGCCAGAAATACGGGCCGGAACTCTGCGCACCAGTCGGGCAACGGCTCCCCGATGAATCCGAACTCTCTGCTGGCATCATAGGCGATGTGGTAGCGGTGATCCGTGCACCGCAAGCAGCAGGATTGAAATGACTATGCGAAATTACGCGACAGCGCTCGGGCTTTTGGGCCTGCTGGAAGTGTTTGGCTGGATCGTCGTTGGCCTTGGCGCACTGGCTTTTGCAATTAACTTGATGAACGGCGCGCCGATTCAGGCGGCAATCGGTATCGGCCTTGGCGGCATCATCACCGGACTGGTCCTCGTGGCCGTCATTCAGATCGCCCGCGCCCAGATCGACACAGCAGAGAACACGGCTGAGGCCACCGAAATCCTTCGGAGAATCGAGGGGAATCTAATCCACCCCCAGCGCTACGCGCCCGCAAATGACCAGGTCGCGACACTCAGTCCAGCAGCCGCGCTGTCGCCAAACAGGCAAAGCTGGCGCGATGGGCGGATAACGCTCAGCCGGTTCAATTCCTACATGGTCGGGGACCGCCCCTTTGTGACACTGGCCGAAGCCGAGGCTTATCTGGACAGCGAACCCGCAACCTACAGCGGCACGCCGCTGCGCGGCGGTCGTATCGCCAAAACCCGGTTCGGGCGTTATGTGGTCGGTGATCAGCAGTTCGACAACCTGGCCGAAGCCGAAGCTTACGTTGACAGCCAGCCGAAGTCAGATCGAGCCAGCGGCTCCGGCGCAACTGCATACCCCATTGGTGAGGTTATGACGACGCATCGCGGCATCCCCATATACCGGACAAGCAATGGCGTCATGGCAGGTGGCATCGAATACCCGGACGTCATCTACGCACAGCGGGCCATTGACGGCCAGCCCGAGTAACTCGGCAGGCACCTTTTCCGACTGAAGTTCATCAGGACGCTACCTGCCCCGCCTCGGCGGGGCTTTTTTGCGCGCGGCACGACACCGGCTGATTCTGCAGCCAGACGCGATCCGCATATGCTATGCGTTACGCATTGACAGGCGACAATGCAAAATGCATATTCACCCCATCGACCCACCCGATGGAGGCACCAATGCCCACCCCCGACCCTCTGGCCCAGGCCCGGCGCGACGTGTTGACGCCCGAGCTGGCAGCCATCGTCCCATCCGTCACCGAAAGCGCTTGGTCGCAGCTCAAGGCGGCGCGGGGCCAGCCGATCAGCCTGTGCCAGGCGCAGCGCCTGCGTGATCGGCATCACCTGATCACCCAGGTTCCCGCGCCCATGGCACCGATCTGCACCGCGGCCGAGCTTGATGCCGCCGTGGCCCGTGCCCTGCCCGCGATCCACCGTCAGGTGGCCCGGCGCGGCTTCCCCGTCCGTTCTGTCGCGGGCTGGCTGCGCGGTCAGGCGATGCCCCCGCAAACCGGGGGGGCGGCATGAGCCTGTGGTATTTCGAAACCGCAACGCCGCACGGCCGCTGGGCGCCGAATACCTCGGCCGACGCGCCGCCGACCCACAAGCAGGCCGGTGTGCTGCGCTTTGGCATGTCGGGCGGCGGGCCGCGCATCCGGTCGATCCAGCAGGTGCCAGGCCGCCTGACCGGCCGCACGCTGGATCAACTGCAGGCCGAACTGGGTGCGCGCCATGCCTGAGGATTTCGAAGAGCGCTGGCGCATCCGCCCGCAACGCGACCGCAACGATACCCTGTCGCACCTGCTGACCGGCTTCTGGTTCGGCATCAACCTGGCCGCGACCTTCATCATCTGCGGCCTGCTGGCGCGGCTGTATCTGGATTGGGTGGCGCCATGAGTGACCTGCGCGCCGCCGATACGCCGCTTGCCGAGGTCGAGGCATGGCTCGACGGGCTGCCGAACACCCTGCGCCTCGGCGCAGCGGCAGGCTGCACCAGGATCACGTTGAATGCCCTTGGCTCGATCCGCATGGCCAAACGCCTCGAACGGCGCGACCCGCCCGCCCCGCTGATCGTCCAGATCGCCCCTGCCCAACCCTTCGCCGACTGGTGGCTGCGCCTGATGGCCATCCTGCTGCTGACCGATGCGTGCTGGCGCGCCGGTCGATCCATCGCGCAGTGGATCACTGCCGCCCTCTGACCCACCTTATCCCGGAGCCCGCCCATGGCCGATGACACCGATTATCCGGTGGCACTGATCCCGCTTGCGGATTTGTATATCCACCCACTGAACACGCGCACCGAACCGCCGCCCGCCGACATCGAGGCGCTGGCCGACAGCATTGCCGAGCTCGGCCTTTTGCAAAACCTCGCGGGCTTCGTGGACGCGACCAGCCCTGCCGATGTCGCCTGGAAAACCGGAATCGTCGCCGGCGGCCGCCGCCTGCGCGCGCTGGGGCTACTGGCCGCACGCGACCGCCGCGACCCGGCCGAGGTTCGCGTTCCAGTTCGCGTAACACATGAAGAAGGCACTGCACGCCTCTGGGCAAGCGCAGAAAATTCGGCAAGGCAGGCCCTGTCTCCGGCCGATGAGGTTCGCGCCTATGGCCGGATGGCGGCCCAGGGCGCCGACCCGAACCGCATCGCCCGCGCCTTCGCCGTGACCGAACGCCACGTCCGCCAGCGCCTGAAACTGGCCGACCTGCCCGTCCCCGCGCTGGATGCGCTGCGCCGCGGTGAAATCTCCCTGGATCAGGCCGGCGCCATGACACTGGCCGAGACCGCCGAACAGGTCGAAGGCATCCTGCGCACGGCCCGGCAACACCTGCAGAACGGCTGGGCCCCGTTGGCCGCAGAGCAAATCCGGCGCATGCTGACCCCGGACGCGGTGCCACTGTCAGACCGCCGTGCGGTGTTCGTCGGTCTGGCCACCTATGAAGCCGAGGGCGGGCTGGTCCAGCGAGACCTGTTTTCCGACCAGGTGCGCCTGCTGGATCCGGCCAAGCTGGACCGGCTGTTCCGCGAAAAGCTGGATGGCGCCGCCATTCCGTTCCGCGAGCATGGCGGCTGGGCGGCAGTCAAGGTCGGGTACGATTCCCATTTCGACTACAATGCCGTCGACAAGATGGAAGAGGTCCACAAGACCCCGGCCGAGTTGCCCGAGGCTGATGCCGAGGAATTCGAACGGCTGGAGCATGAGGCCGAGATTGCCGAACTGACCGATGAGGCCATGGCCCGTCTGCGCGAGCTGGAGGCGCGGATGCAGGGCGACTGGTCCGATGCCGATCGCGCGCGATCCACGCTGTTCCTGCACGTCGATCACAAGGGCGGTCTGGTCCTGCGCGCCTTTGCCCCCAAGGGCGGCAAATCCCCGGCCGAGGCGGGCGAAGGCACCGCCACCACCGACGCCCCGGCGCCCGAGAAGATCTCGCAGGCCGTGCTGGACGACATGCGCCTTCTGCGCCGGCTGGCGATCCAGACCGCCCTGCTGGACCAGACCGAGCTTGTGCTGGACCTGCTGGCGATCAGCCTGACGGCGAATGTTTACCCTTGGCACAAGCCCCTTGCAATTAGCCCGACCGTTCAGCCGCTGGACCCCTCCAAGGCCGATGGCACCACGGTCAGCGAACGCCTGCGCGATGCCGTCAGTGACGGGCGACAGATCGGCGACCGGCGCGATCTGTCGCCCGCCGATCTGGCCGAGGTGCAGGCCATGGGCAAGAAGGCCCGCAACGCCGCGATCACCGCCGCCCTGGCGGCGATCTTCTGCAGGCATGATGGCGAATTCGTCGATCATCTGGCCGCCCGTATCGGCGCCGACGTCCGCAAGGTCTGGACCCCCACGGCCGATGGCTATTTCAGCCGCCTGCCGGCCGGCACGCTGGACCGCATCTGGGCCGATCTGGTTCCAAATCGCGGCATCGACCCTGCTGCCTTCGGCCGCCAGAAAAAGGCGGAAAAGACCCGCGCCCTCGACCAGCTGTTTAACAGCGCCGACTACCGCGAGGCCCTGGGCCTAGACCGCTTCACCTGCCAGCGGATCGACCAGTGGCTCCCGGCAGAGCTGCGGTTCGGGGAGGCGATGGAATGACCTGCTGCGACGTTCCCAAACACCAGCGCCTCTACCGTGCCCAGGTGCCCAGCGGACAGGCGGTCTGGTGCCGCAAATGCGGCCGTGCCCATCCTGCCACCCCGGCCGAGGTCGACCGCATCCGCGCGGCGGGGGACGAGGCATGACCGCGCACACCCCAGCCATCTGGGCTGTCCATCTGACGGCCCTTGCCGCGTGCCGGGCGGCAACGCCCTGCCCGCACTGTGGAACGCCACGCCAGATCGTCCCCGACAACACGACGCTGCCGGTGCAGGGCCTGCGGCTGGTGGCGTGCCATTGCACCGCAGGGCACCATGCCTGACCGCGCCACCGCCCTTGTCCGCCGCTATCGCCCCGTCGCGCTGGACGGCCGCCCCGTTGCCCTGCTGCCCGAGCCCTGGGCGATGGACCAGGCCGAGCCGCTGCGCATCGATCCGCAGCCAGCCGAACCGACGCAAGCGGATGTCGCACGCGAAAGGCTCGGCCATATCATGGCTGTCATCGCCAGCGCATCGGGACCGATCAGCGCCACGAACATCCGGCGCACGACCGGCCTGCACCGCGAATACATCGCCCAACGCCTTCGCGAAATGCAACGTGCCGGGCGCGTGCGCTCTGTGAAGCAGGGACATCTGACCCTCTGGATGGCCACATGACCACCCATTACCTGCATGGCAATCACGATCCCTGCGCGGCCTGCGAGCTGCGCCGCGAGCTGCAGGACACCGCCCAGGTGATCCGCGATCCGATCCCCTGCAATGTCTGCGGCGGTCTGGGCTATCTGCCCCTCTCGGATGCCGAAATCGTCCGCCGCACCGTGGCCGAGGCGCGCCGGCTGTACTGGCCAGCGTTCGATCAGAGGCAGGCCCATGGGTGATCTGTCCCGCCTGCCACGTCGCCCGCCGCGCCGGGAAATCGCGCCCGAGGCGCGCGAGGCGATCGACGGCGCGATCCGCGACCTTGTCAAACTGGCCGCCCGGCGGCAGGCTCTAGCAGATCACCTTGCCGCCATGCAGCCAAAGGCCGAAACCCCGTGACACGCCGCGCCGCCGGATACAGCCGCTATTCGACCGACCTGCAGAACGAGCGGTCGATCGAGGATCAGGAAGCCCTGATCCGGCGCTATGCCGGGCTGAACGATCTGCGCGTTGACCGGCTCTATTCCGATGCCGCTCTCTCTGGCGCCTCGATCATCGGCCGCGATGGCCTGCTGCAGCTGCTCGAGGATGCCCGCGCCGGCCGGTTTGACGTGGTCGTGGTCGAAGAGCTGGACCGCCTGTCACGCGACATGGAGGACTTGGCCGGTATCCACAAACGCCTGTCCTTTGCCGGCGTCGAGATCATCGCGATCCACGAGGGCGTGGCCTCGACCGTGACCGTCGGCTTGCGCGGCCTGGTCGGCCAGCTCTACCGCGAGGATAACGCGCGCAAGGTGCGCCGCGGCCTGTCGGGCAAGATCGCTCAAGGCCTGTCGGCTGGCGGCCGGGCCTATGGCTATCGGCCGGACCCGACCGAAAAGGGCCAGCTGGTGGTGATCGAGGACGAGGCCGAGGTGATCCGCCGCATCTTCCGCGCCTTTGCGGATGGCCGCAGCCCCACTATGATCGCCCATGACCTGAACGCCGCGCGCGTCCCTGCCCCCCGAGGCTCCGGCGCCTGGACCGCATCAACCATCTATGGCTGGGCCGAACGGCGATCGGGCATCCTGCGCAACGACCTCTATTCCGGTCGGCTGATCTGGAACAAGACGCGGATGATCAAAGACCCGGACACCGGCAAGCGGGTGCCGCGCAGCAACCCCGAATCGGAATGGCGCCGCCAGGACGTGCCAGAGCTGCGGATCGTGGACGAATCCCTCTGGCAACAGGTGCAGGCGATGATCGCCCCGCGCCCGCGCGATCATGCCGAACGCGGCGCCATGCGGCGGCCCACCCGCCCCCTCTCTGGGCTGCTGCGCTGCGGCTGCTGCGGCGGGGGCATGTCGGTCAAGGGCAAGGACAAGTCCGGCCGCACCCGGATCGAATGCGCGCGCCACGCCCAAAGCCGCAGCTGCCCCGATCCGCGCACCTATTACCTCGATCGCATCGAGACCATGGTCCTGGACGCGCTGCGCGAAGAGATCGCCTCGCCCGAGACGCTGGACCTCTACGTCAAGGAATACAATCGCGCTCGCCGCGAGCTGGCGACAGAGACGCACCGCCGCCGCGCCGGCCTCGAAAAGCGCGTCAGCCAGATCGATGCGGAGCTTGGCCGGCTGGTGACCTTCATTGCGCGCGGAATCGGGGACGTCGATCGCCTAGCCCAGGACTACGAGGCCAGATCGGCCGAGCTTTCCGCCGCGCGCGCCGAACTTTCCGCCGCGCCGCCTGCGCTGACCGATGTAGCCCTGCATCCGCAGGCGCTGGCGGGCTATCGCCGGATGCTGGACGATCTGGCGCCGATCATGGGCGCCGGCTCCGGCGCAGCCGAGAATGCCGCCAACATCCTGAGGCGCATCATAAAATCTGTCACGATATCGCCTGGAACTGGTCCGGGTCAGATCGCGATCGAGATCGAGGGGTATTTGCGGGAGCTTGTCGAGGCTCCCCCGCTGCGGGTGGGGGGAGGTGTGGTGGCGAGGGGGGGACTCGAACCCCCGACCCCATGA